GTTAAACTTTGAATATTGTCATTAGTTTGCTGAACAGTGTAATTAATAGCTCCAGTAACAATAAAGGCCAAACCAACTTGTCTTTCACTTCTATCAGAATAACTTCTTTTAATAGGAATTATTTGAGAGATAGCTTCGTCAACCGCGCCAGCTTTGGTATTAGTGCCAACAGCTCCACTTGCAGAAATACTTTGAATTGAATAAAAATAATTTGTTGTTTCTACAGTGTTATTGTTAGGACCAGCAATAATTTCAGAAATAAGAATTGTTTTGTTTTTGTCTTGATAGCCAGAAACAGTAAAATTCACCCCTGAAATGTTGCCAGTTGAAGCAAAGCCAATTTGTTTAGCAAATAAATCTGGCGTAACCCATTGACCACTAGTAACTCCAACTCCGTTAAGAGTAAAGCTACCAGCGCCGCCTAGTGTTTGATTCTGGAACACTCCATCATCATCAACATCTGCCAGATCCATGTTTATTTCAATTCTACGCATAATTTGCTCCTAGTTTATCTTTCTTTAGCTGCAAAAACATAATCAATAGACATAGTTTTAGCTACAGCTTCGCCGTTTTGAATACCAAAAGAAATAGTTAATTCCTCATCGTCAGGAAGGTTAGTTATTGCCAATTTACCTAAAACAGTTGGATTTAGGCTATTTGTCGAAGCGGCATAAACCATTTCATCAACGCCATTGTAATAAAAACCTACAGTAATGTAAGTATTAGCTACAACCGTAGTAATTGCAGACGCAGTTGATGCTGTTGAATTTTTAATAACAACAAAATCTAAGTTAGCATCGCCATCATCTTTTCTGAAATAAACGCCATCAGTTACAGCCAATGGAGTTGCATCAGTGATTTGAAGACCAATAACAAAATCAGATTGAGTTGCATCAGAAACAGTAAATCTTGCTTTGAAAAATAATTTTTTACCAACTTCAAACTTAAATGATTCACCAACTTTTTGCAAAGCGTTTAAATCATCCTCTGCTGCTGAATTGGTAAGCAAAAGAACACCGCTATTAACATTAGTTAGTGCTTGAGTTGCACCAACTTGAGTTTCAGTAACTGTCCAATCTGCCGCAGCATAAGCGTCAAAATCGTTAAAGTAAGTGTGCATTTGGGTTGGATCCAGTTGGATCATTTGTCCCAAAATGTTTTGAGCGGTAATGTTATTAACGCCTTTTGTAAAATTAGTAGTTGGCATAAAAAATAAATTTAGTTGTGGGGGGAATTTCACCCCCCTTTACCCAATAGGACAACAGTTAAAAGTTAAACTCCTTCAGAAGCAAAATAGCCACGAGGATCGGTGACTCCGATTGCGTATGAAGTCATCATTTTGTATTTCTCATCACCAGACTCGAAAGCACCATCGTTGCTAAATTCGCCTTGTACAGCGGTAATCATTTTAGCACCTTCTGGAGCATCGGTTTTGATAAAATAAGCATCATTTGAAGATAGATGAGAATTCACAACAATACCTTCAGAGAACAAGCCCATGTATTTCATTGCGTTAATATCGTTATTAGAGGTATTAACACGGAGTTGAGACTCAAGAATACGAGTAGCTTCAAACGCCAACGCAGATGGGACTTGAAGAAGAATTGGTTTAATTCTAGCTTTAATTCCTCTGTCGTTGTTTGTTTCTTTGATTTGTATACACAATTCCTCTAAAGATTCTTCACAAAGATCTTGTGGAGTTGCTAAAGTATTAGAAAAAGTGCCAGCACGGCTTGGGTGATCGGTAGCAAAGAATTTCTTGCCATCGCCAAAAGTGTAATTTGAATCAAAACCATTATTAAAAAGGTTAGCAACATCAACTTCTTTGGTCTCACGAAGAGAAGAAGAAAGATATTCATTACCCTTAGCAATAACATCAAGATATTTGCCAAACTTTCTAGCTTCCCAAGAAACTTGGAAACCCAAAGCGCGAGTTCTTTGATTGTAAGTTGTAACATAACCCTGAGTCATTGAATCATAGGAAACGCCAGCACCTTCATTTTTAGTATTAAAAAGACCAAAAGGACTTACCAATACATCTCTGTCAAATTGCTCATCAGTAGTTGACATTTTAACCAATTTAGCGGCCAAAAGATCATCTTCTGTGTAAGCACCCCAATAAGTAGTAATTCCAGGTTTTAATGAAGTAGCAATAGTCCCGGAGACGATAATAGACATTTTTTAAATAAATTTTAATTAATAATTAGATTCCAACTTTACCGTTGGCTTCTGTGTGATTGTTGATAAGAACAAGCCATTTAGCATGTTGACCAATAGCATTTTCAGGAGCATCAATTAAACGTTTAATTTTTAATTGAAAACTTGCGTCAGTTGCTGGAGTGCTTGTATCTAATTCAGCACCAGATAAACCAGTAACAGTTGAACCAGATTCGGCATAAACCAAATTAGCATTAAGACCAACAGAAGTAACAGCCAAAGCAGTTCCAGCAGTTTCTTCTTGAATCATAAATTCTTGATGTGGACTGTCGGCAACAATAGCAACTCTTTCAGTAGAAGCCGTGTTATAATTTAAAGTTAAATTGCTTGGAATAGCTTCAAAACCAATAATAACTCCAGTAATAGCATTAGCATCGCCAGCAGTTGCTTTATTGATTTCAGGAAGAGAGCCAGCAGGATATAACTTTCCATTACCAAGAACAGAAGATGTGTTAGAAGTGCCAGTTTTTACTACAGGATCGCCAATAAACAATGCGGTTGCATAGCTTGCAGGAATGTAATAAGAGTTTTTAGGAATCTCCACAAAAGGAGAATTCTTGAGCGGCGTTAAGCCGGCAGGAATATTAGCGTTAGCCATAGTTTAATTTTATTTTGTTATTATTTTTTGTGAATCTTGTTTTACATATGTAAAAGAATCGTTTCCCAAACTAACATTTTTCATTTTTTCTAATGATTCATTATTTTGGTCTTCTATTCTTTTTTTATTATCTCTCTCAATTTGCGCGTGTATTTCCTCAGGAATTTCTAAAGCATATCTCATAAAAGTTTCTCCTTGTTTATTTGTACCACCTCTGATTGGCGCAATGTCTTTGCCATTTTCATTTTTAGCTTGTGTATAACCCAAATCAACTAAGTCTTGAATACGACCTGGAAGATTAGAAGAAACCCATCTGCGTCTAAAACCTGGTCTTTCTGGCAAATCAGAAACTGCGCCATTTCTTTTTAAGGAAGTGCGAGGGCTTCTAGTAAATTCTCTTCCATCGGCTAATTTAACCACTTCACAATCTCTGTTTGTTGGTCTTTGGGGTCTTGAATCTTGAACATCTAGTCTTTCAAGAGAGTGTGTTTTGTAATTTCTAGTTGCTTCTTTCATATTTTTTCCTCAATTTATTTAAAATATTCTATAATAGATGTTTGTTGCATTTTTGCAATTTGCCCTTTGTTAAAATTATGTCTTTTAGCAAAAAATTCGTTATTTTTTCTAATTTGTTCTGGCAACTCGCTGTAAGAGTTTTGTTTTCTAGTGCTTTGTATTCCTCTTACTCCAGATTCAACTTTAGGAGCTTTAGAAATGCCTAATTTATCACTAAAACGATTTTTAACTTCTTGCGAAACAGTTTCTAATCTTTCGCTAATTGGAATACGGTCTGAAAGACTATCAAAATAAGTTCCCGCATAGTTTTTTAACATATCGTCTTGATAGTACCAAGCATTCTCAGAAGACCATTCTTCAAAAACTTTAATTTCTTCTGGCTGAAATTGTGGTTGTTTTTTTTGTTCAGGTTCTTCAAAAGAAATTTTGTTTTTTTCAAATTCAAAACGCTGTTTTTGAATAGCTCTAACTTTGGCAAGGTCTCCTTCTAAAATAGCTTGCTCTTCTGCTTCTTCTAAAGATTCAAATTTATTTTGAGTCTTTTCTTCATAAGCAAGTTTTTGAACAGAAAGCATAACATTCATTTGCTTTTGCATTTCTGCCATCTGTTTTTCAAGAGCAGTCTTTTCAAAAGCTAACTTTCTATTTCTTTCGTTTAAAACAGGAGTATGTTCTTTTTGAAAAGCAAGAAATTCTTGGGCTGTTTTATAAGGTTTTGGTGTTCCGTCTTTATTAAGACCTTTGAACATTTTACCACGCCATCCACCAGACCAGGCTTCTTTTTCTTCCTCATTAAGAGTAGAATAATAATCTTTTTCACGATCTGATCTAAACTTTACATTAAAATCTGGCTCTGCTTCAGTTTCAACCTGCTCTTCTGGTTCAATTTCTATTTCTGACTCTTCCATATCTTCAAAAATAGGATTAGCAGGAATTTCTTTTAATCCAAAGAGTTTAGAATCGTCTATTGATGTTGATAGGTCAATTACTGGCATGTTTCCTCACTTATTTGCATTGCTACAATATCTCTATCTAAAATAGAGCGGTATTCTTTTCCGTCTTTTGTTTGATTGCTTGTTATCCTGTAACCGCAAAAAGTAGGAATTATAATTTTATCACCTACGCACGGCTTATCTTTCCAAGTACCTTCATCAAAAGCTTTTGAGCCAAAATTAATAATTGTTGCAATTGTTTTAGCTTGTTGCTCGTATTCTAGTGCTTTGCTTGGAAGAAAAATCCCACCTTTTGTTTTTTCTTCTACCACATCTGGTAAAATTAAAATTCTATATTCGACACATTTCCAACCAGAAGTGTTTTGTATTTTTGATTTAATTTTTTTACTCATTCAAACCTCCATGAAATAAATTTAACAACATTTCAAGCTGTTGTTCATTTGTTACGCCAAAATAATTAGAAACTTGTTCTAATGCTTCGCAACCGCCAAGACAACTTAAGACTTTGTCTTTATCAAAAGAACCTTGTCGTCTTATGTAGTTATGCGATATTCCGTTTAACAATTTTAAACGCTGATTGGTTAAAATTCTTTTAAATTTTAACGCTGTTGGATCGTTTAACCAATCCTTTAACTCTTTCATTTCGATTTGACTCATTTTTTCTCAAATTTGTTAATATTAAATATCAGCAGAGGTCGCATTTTCCTCAATAATTTCTTTGGTTGAAGGAAGTTGGACTTGCTGATTCTTTTTTTCGAAACCTGCTAACGATATTACCGCTTTTAATTGTCTATCTTCTTTGCGGTCTTGCATTTCGTCTTTTCTTGTTTGTGCGTCAATTATGTTGTCTAAAACATCTAATTGTTCTTTTGTTTCTGCCATTTCAGTGTCTTTGACTAATTTTCCAGCCTGAGCATAGTTTACTAAAACTTCTGAATCTAATTTAGCTGATTCTTTTTGAAGTTTAACTTGATCTAGTTGGAATTTATTAGCTTCGTTCTGCATGTCGCCTTGTATTTTAAGGCGTTTAGTTTCTTCTTGAGCCATTGCAACTTCCATAACTGGATCAGGCTGTGGCTGTGGTTGAATAATAAATTTGTCAAAGTTTTCAATTCCAGCGGTTTCAAATACTGTTTTATGAAGTAAAAATTGATCAACCATTGGCGAACCAATAAAACCCATTAAAAATTGAGCTTTTGCAAATTTTTGCATTGAAATAACATTCTCAGGATTTGCAACTGGCACAATGTCATAGCCTTTTAAAGAAAAATCTTCTTTAACGCTTGGGCTTTCAAAAAGTTTTATGTCTAAAATCTCAGAATATTTTTTTTGAGACAAATATTCTGAATTTAATTCGTAAAATATTCTTATTTCTTGCCGCAAAGAGTTATAAATCCGCATAAAAACGGATTTAAATTGTTTTTGCCCTTGTTCAGCCATACCCATGTAAGTGGTGGCGGCAATATTACCGGCATTTTCACCAGTTAAAACATCTCTTAAAGAGCCTAATTCTTTTCCAGCATTAACTAGAAACTGCATCAACACAAACAAGGTTTGCGAAGGCTCTGGGACTGGTAAAGAAACAATTGCATCGCGAATATTACTACCAAAACTATCAACCATTTTCCATTCAGCAGGACGGAAAGATTTCATTCCCCCCGTTATGTTTAAAGATTTAGAAATAAAACCGCCTCCAGTATTTTGGAGGGTTCCAGCATCGGTTAATTGGTTAATTGAGCTATTGATTGCTGAATTAATATTAAAAAGTAAATGACCTAAACCAATACCATAAAAAGAGCCATCAGGAGAAGGGATAAAAATATAACGAACAAAGAAATTAATTGCTTTAATGCTTTCAATTTCACCTTTTTTATTTTTCTTAACGTCTTTTTCGTGAAATCTTTTTATTAGTTTTACAAGTTTATTTGTAGCTTTATGAATTACTGCAATGTAAGGTTCTGCATAGCCATCATTATCTAAATCGATTCTAGTGTGTTGTTCTAAAAATAGAATCAAACCCGCTTGCGATTCGTCAGAAGTTCTCTTTTCGTTATTCTTATCAAGTCCGTTAGTATCAGTTGCGGAATCTACAGCATCAGGATCAAAATCAAAATCAATGTAATCACCAGAGCGAATAGAAGAAACCACGTCTTGCGGGTATTTTTCAATGATTTGGGTTACAGGAGCCTCAAAAGAAGGGGCAAAATCGTTTATAATTAATTTATCTGGATAAATTAAAGAAGAACAAATTTTATCCTCGTTTGAATCAAAGTGATTTTTCTTAAACATTGTTCCGAGCGCGCTAACAGAATTAAACAACGCGTCCATATTTGGCTCATAATCTTCAATCTCTTCATTTATTTCATAATTTAAAACAGTTGCAACCCTTTGACCACGTTTTAGCTTTGCTCCTACGTTTTGAATTGCTGGCAAGCCTGTTTCATCAAGTGTTGCAACAGATCCATCTTCGTTACGCATTTCATTGCCTTCTGAATCCTTCATTACTTCGCCATCATCGCTACCAATGACTTTAGCTTTTACAATGTTGCCGTCTTTAAAAATTTCAGTGTAACATTTAGCTGCAAATTCAACGCAAGCAGTAGAAATAAGGGGAAAAACAACATTTGAAGAACCTTCAAAAGGAAAAGAACGTTTTTCTGATTGCGACAGCGTAAATCTGATTATGTCTTGAAGTTGCTTTTGTTTTTCAGTTCTTGATTGCAAATCAATCTTATAGCGCGTGTCAATTTTTGACGCAATAGACGCTTTCATCTCTTCAGACAATATTTCGGCAATATTATCCGTTTCTAAAATAGTTTTAAAATCTAAATATTCTTTGTCG